AGACTATATAAAGAGGGCTACTCTACAAACGAGCTAGCCCAGATGTATAAAGTGCCACACCACGTCATTTCACGCTATACACGAACCTTAAACAAGCCAGAGAGAGTATAATAGACCTACATGAGTAGACTTACAAAGCAAATCAACTTCAAACTACACCTAGAGTATAATGAAACTCTAAGAAATATTAAACGAAATATAAAAGAAAGAACTATCGTATGAAACCGCAGATTGATAAATTATACATTTACCGACAAAAAAACACTAACTTCATGCTCGGCGCATTTAAGAATATAAATGTAAGACATAATAAGATCGACTTTAGATTTATGCGTGGTAATATTCCAGATATAGCTAACGATATTTATAGATATGCTAAAACAGTCGAGATAAATGGAGTAAAGCGCACTTTATTGATGATCACACTGGACGATAATAAAACAAATGCAAACAAGTTTTTTACAGCTTCAAAAAAAGTTATATCGCAAGACGGTGAACTGCTAAAAAAGTTTATTGAAGCTAATTCTAAACCGGTTAATACTGATATTCATTATGACTACTGAAATATATATATATGGTTGTACATCTTGCGGTGTAAATGCTGCATATATAAGAAGAGTTCTCAGCAGTGTTAAAGATATTAAAGTATATAATACCAAGAGTAATAAATTAAAATTACAAGACCACATTGAATATCTAAAATCTTCTGGTATTAGTGTAAATGAATATCATTCAATAGTCGTTGAAGGACGTGGTGAGATAATCACCTTATTAAAAGAATGGAGATAGGCATAATATTAGGAACCTATGCTTTATCAATTGCCCTAGTTGAGTCTGATGGCCCATATAATATGTTAAGTTATATACGCAACTTGAATGTAGTTAATAACTTTGGATTACTTAACTGTATTACTTGCATTAGCTTATGGGTCGCTATAACGCTTTGTATGGCATTTAATCGCCCAGACCTTATACTTATATCATGGGGATCTACAGTGCTGATAGAGCGTCTCTTAAGTGCATACATTGTTAAATGATATAATAAGAATATGAGAAGATTTAAATTACAAGACTTTGGAGATGGTTCAATCTACAGAAACGTAGATAAGACATATACCGTGGAAACTCCCTACGGAAGCACAACTGGATCTAGTGTTACTGAGTCACTCAGTAAACTATCAAAACTAATAAACTCTAAGGTAGAAAAATCTAATAAAGCAATAAAGAAAACTAAACACAAAGAATAAAGCTTATGATATAATGCCATCAATGGGTGATTATAAAAAATATAACAGGCACAACCTAACACTGTATATTAGCGACCAAAAATTATATTTCTCTACTGAACTACAAACAATGTTAATCTACCCAAAAGGCCAAGCCAGTGCTGAAAGAATAGATGTACTGGCTCATCTATTAAGGTATAATTCTATTAAGGATATATGCTCACTAGTAACCTACTGCGATAGAAATAAATTAACATATATGAATGTGTCAAAAAAACCATGGATGTAGTTTATCCGTATAAAAAGAACTATTCGAATGAACTCGAATGGAGCATTAAAAGTCTCAAAAATATTAAATATAAAAATATTTATGTAGTCGGTGATAACCCAGATTTTAATTTAAAAGCAACTTTAGTGAAACCTACAAAAAGAGCCTGGCATATATTCTCACCATTCCATGACCAAATAGATAAATATCTTACAGCATGTGAAACATCAAAATCTGATTATTTGTTATTGTTAAATGATGACATGTTTATACTAGATAAAACACAAATCAAAAACTATAATAGAGGAAGTATAACCCAGCATTTGAATGAGAGAAATATAGATTCATATTCATCAGGACTTCGCAGCACAATGGAGTATTTAAAATCTAAAGGATATACAGAGGTAGATTTCGAGCTTCACATACCAATGTTAGTCGAAAGGTTAAAACTAAAACAAGCTATAGAAGAACTTATCCCAATATTATCAACCAGTAAAAAGATAATGATTAGAAGTTACTACGGAAATAGATTTAATATTGAATCTGAATATATGGAAGATATAAAAAATAAGATAGCAACTCCGTATATGTCAACTAACGAAGATACATTTTTAGGTGATTTAGGCGAGCATATAAGGAATAGATTATGTTAGGTGTTTGTATAAGTACTCAAAATAGATATGATGTTTTCAAAAAGTCATATAATTATTGGCTTAAATACATGCCACATGGATCTGTTTTAGTAGTTGTAGATGACGCTTCTATGGTACCAGTACCAGAAGCCGATTACAGATTTAACCAAATAGCTGGTGTTAGTAGGGTAAAAAATAAGGGTCTTCAACTACTCTATGAAGCTGGAGTAACTGAGTTTTTTGCAGTCGATGACGATTGCTATCCAATTAGTAAAGATTGGTATAAGCCCTATGTGCAGCACAATGAACCACACCTAATGGCGATATTTACAGGCTTTGGAAATCAGAAATCTAGTATTAAAGAAATATACCGAGATGAGCATACAGTGGCCTACGATGGGGTTAGAGGCTATTTTTTATACTATAACAAAATAGTTTTAGATACAGTTGGTGGATTTGATACAAACTACGGTCGTTACTGGGGCGAACACACAGACCTTACAAATAGAATATATAATGCCAGACTTACAACGTATCGTTCAATGGACGTGCCTAATTCAAAAGATTTAATTTACTCAATGGACCAATATAATGAGGTGGAATCTACAGTATGCGGTATAGAATATATTAGATTAGCAAAAAAGAATAAGGCGCTTAAATCAATAAATTATAATAGTAAAGAGTTTAAGGAGTTCAGGACATGAAATTATCGATATTAGTTCCATCGGTCCATACTAGGAGAGATACATTTCTACCGGTAATGATCAATAGTTTATATGGTCAGTTGGATTTACTACCAGAAGAATTAAAAAAAGAAGTAGAGATATTATTCTTAGTAGATAATAAAACAATCAACCTTGGCAAGAAACGCAATCAGATGGCTGGATTAGCTAATGGAAAGTATATATCCTATGTTGATGATGATGATAGATTAGCTGATGATTATATATCCTCAATATTAAAAGCTACCGAAGAAGATAATGATTGCATTGTATTTTATGCTGAAGTATCAGTAAATGGATTAGTTAAACCCTGCTACTATTCAATTAATTATGAGAATGTAAATACACCACGCCATTATGAGAGAAGTCCAAACCATATATGCGCAGTAAAAAGAGAAACAATATTAAAGGTTAAGTTTCCAGAGATGATGTATGGCGAAGATAAAGATTATTCCGAAAGACTTAAGCCACTACTCAAAACACAAACCAAGATTAATCGAATACTGTATTACTACGATTTTAACCAAGAGACAAGTGAAACCTACAAATATAAGGATAATCAAAATGGATAAAGTAGATTTAATAATATTATCAAAAGCTGTAAATGAAAATGTTTTTAAGATGACTCAACAGGCTATAGACTCTGTATATGATAGAAGGGTTAACATAAAAGTACTTGAACAAACTGACAGAACTTACAATAATGCTACGACTATAAAAATGGACTCAGATTTTAACTACAACAGATTTGCAAATTATGGTGCAAGATTAGGCAAGTCTAAATGGATAATGATAGCCAACAATGACCTTATATTCCAATCTAATTGGTTAGAACCACTATTACAAGCTAATATGCCACTAGTAAGCCCTAAAGACCCTTCTAACAGAAGACAGCGAGGTCTTAATGGTAATGAGACTGGTGATATCAATGGAAGACATTTATCCGGATGGTGTTTTATGATCGAGCGAACACTATGGGAAGACATTGGAGGATTTGATGAAAGTGTCTGGTGGTGGTGTAGTGATGACGCAGTAATAGAGCAATGCAAACTAAAAGACATATTACCAACAGTAGTCCCTCAGAGTTTAGTTATTCATCTAGGAAGTCAAACCTTAAACATAGAAGATACCACCACAAAAGATAAGTTAACATGGTCGAGCTTAGACACCTATATAAGGAAATACGGCAATCATAGCTTGCAATATAGTCCTAATTATTTTAAGTGGATAGCTGATAATAAACAATTTCATAAGCATTAAGGTATAATGGAAACATAATGAGAACTACCAAGCAAGTTAATAAGAAGGTACCAAACCCAACTGGAAAAGGTGGCTTTCAGGAGCGCCCTGAAGACCGCTCTGATGGTCGTTGGAAGAAAGAGGAATCTATACCCTATTTGTATAATAAACTCGGTAGAATGTCTCCAGAAGAGCTATCTGAATATATACCAAACACTATATTTGAAAAGATTGCATTATCTCGACTCAATAGTGCCAGTGATTTAGAAAAAGGATTACCAGATGCAAAAGAGATCACTGATAGAACAGAAGGTAAAGCAGCACAGTCTATTGACGTAACATCAAAAGGAAATATGATAGGAGCAACAATTGTCTTTAGCGAACACCCAGAGATCGATAATACAAATACCTAGTTTTCTTAAGGAGGCGTATTTAGATCAATCAGACATTGTAGTTATAAAAGCTGGTCGCAGGACTGGTAAGACCTATAACTTTGCTCTTTGGTTGATACAAGAGATGGACGTTCTACCAGGTGAAGGTGGACTATGGGTAGATACCAAACATTCAAACATAGATAAATATATAGATCGATACTTTAAGCCACTACTTAAAAAGATGAACCACTGGGATTCATGCAACTGGAACGCCCAAAAGAAGATACTCAAACTATATAACGGTGCATACATTGATTTTGGTTCAGCCGAACGACCAGAGAATATGGAAGGCTTTGGTTACAAGAGGGGTGTACTTAATGAGGGTGGACTTATCTTTAAGAAGCAATCACTTTGGAATCACACACTGTTTCCAATGCTTAAACACGCTAAGATTAGGATAGTTGGCACACCAAAGGGTAAGAATACATTTGAAACACTGTACAGACGATACACACATTACACATTTACGGGATTTGATTCACCATTCTGGACAGAAGCAGAACTTAATCAGGCTAAACTAACTATGACCGAAGAAGCCTATAGGCAAGAGATAATGGCTGAGTTTATAGATGGAGCAGGTTCAGTATTCAGGAATATAAAGCAGAACATCGCTGGTGAGCTCGTAGATCCATATAGCGGTAGATTTGTACTTGCTACAGACATAGCAAAGCATCAAGACTTTACAGTTATTTTAATCGGTGACCTAGATACGAAACAGGTTGTATATCATGAACGATTTAATCAAATAGACTGGGGGCTTCAAAAGAGTAGAATTATAAACGCTTATCAAAAGTATAAATGCATATCCGGTATTATTGATGCCACTGGTGTAGGTGATGCAGTCTTTGATGATCTACAGAATCAGGGGCTCAACCTAGAAGGGTTTAAGTTCACAGCTACTACTAAGCAAGAATTAGTCAGTAATTTATCGATTGCTATGGACAATCAAACTATCCACTACCCAGCAATACCAGAACTTATAGATGAATTAGAGATATATGCATATGAGCAAAGAGCTAATGGAACGTTCTCATATTCAGCACCAGAGGGATTTCATGATGATGAAGTAATGGCTATAGCACTCTTGAATAGGGCTATGAACTTCAAACCAATTCAATGGGCAGCTCCTCGTTTTTAACATCTGTTATAATAGTTACATAGCATAATATAGGAAAACAAACCTTGAAAGACAATCTAGTAACACGAATAGTTCAAGCCTTCAGGCCTACAAATTATAGCAACAATGACTTGCCTATTAAAAGTTTACAGGCCACTAGTTTGCAATCACTTAGAGAGTTCACACGTTATGAAACTGATAACTATGACAGTGGTTATTCTAGCGTACGTGCTATTTCTGATTCATTTCTAAAAATCAAACCGTTTGCAGTTGATAATAATGGAAAGCCTTTAGCAGTTACTCCGAACGTTATTAATTGTTTGGCTCGACCAAATACTGAGATGTCAAGTATTGATTTCAGAGATGCACTATCAACATTAACTCAAGTATACGATAAGGTTTACATTTTAGTGCACGAGCGATTCGGAAATACAACTCGACCAGCAAGTGAGAATGTAAACGAAGATATGATTGCAGGCTTTACATTCATACAGGGTGTTGTTGAAGAAGTAGTAGAAGGAAAACTCCAATATAAGATATATGTCAATGGATTACCTAAAGTCTATCACCCATACCAAGTTATGGCATTTTATGACATTAACCCAGCAAATCTAGGGCATGGTTATTCACCAGCGAGAGCTGCTAAACGTTGGACTCGAATAGAAGATTATATTGCAGATTATCAAGCTGGCTTCTTTGAGAATGGTGCTGTGCCTAGTGGTCAATTTGTTATTACAGCCCCAACTACTAAAGAATACAATGATATAGTAGATAACCTTGAAGCTAAGCACAAGGGAGCTGGAAAGAATAACAATGTAGTTTATACGTTCCAGCCTATTGATCCAAATACTGGTAAAGCTGCTCAGGCCACAATTACATGGATACCATTTAATACTCAAAATAAAGACATGGCACTTAAGGATATTCTTGAGGCTGTAACTGCTAAAACAGATTCAGTCTATAGAGTCTCAGCTATGCAACGTGCCGTTACTGACGCACCTAACTTTGCAACTGCTCAGGTAGATGATAGAAACTTTGTAGAAAAAACACTTAGACCATTTTCACTTAAACGATACTCACGGCTACAGCATGAGCTAAATCGAATTACTGGCGGACTTGGATATGGTATTACATTTAAACTAGACACACCAAATATTGCTGAGGAGCAAAAAGCAGAGGCTGAAACTAATATGCTGCGTATAAGTGCAATTACTACAATGACAACTTTTGGCTTTACACTTGATAGTGTAATCAATGCCTTACAGCTACCGAATAACTGGAAATCATTACAAAAAGGCACATCACTCGTTACTAAGATTGAGAATGATAAAGCTGACGTTGATGATGGTGATGAAGTAGCCGATACTCCTATAGTTGACCCTAGCAATAAAGTTAAAGTGGGGAAGCGAAGCACAAACCCAAAAGTAAGTAATCGAATAAGCGAAGAAGACATTCTAAACTACTATAATCAGTTGTATGAACCTACACGTGTCTTAATGGATAAACAAATAGAAAATGCTATTAATACATTAGATCCTGTTGATGAAATAGTTGCAACAGATGAGGATAAAGATCAGTTCGTTGACGATATGATGTTAATCATTGCCGGTATTCTTTTATATGGAGGTATTCAGCAATGGGAAGCTGGACGCTCACTATTGCAAGAGTCTGGACTAATAGCCCCCAACACACCATATACTCTTCAAACATCAGCTATAACACGTTACAGGGCTTATCTAAATGGAATAGCCGATTCTTATACTGATGATACAGCGAAGGCCATTAGAGGCGTTCTAGCACGTGCTAACGATGAAACTTGGACTAGAGACACCCTAAAGACTAACCTACGTGGCATAATACAGACTGATGAATGGCGAATCGACCGTCTAGCTATGAGCGAAATTAATCGCTCATCTGGTATATCAAGCGTTGAGTCTATGATGAAGATACAAGAAGATTCAGGTTATAACGTAGAAAAAACTATGGCTAGCTCTACTGGTTCACCGTGTCAATTTTGCGCAACACTTATAGGCGTTTGGTTTCCTGTAGATAATGTCATGGTCCAAAAGGGTCAAATTATAAATGGAATAGATGGCGGAACTTTTGTTAATAACTGGACCGATAATTCAGGGCATGACCTACATGCTAACGGACGTTGCTATCCAGTGTATAGGGTTGCACAATGACATATAAGGTAACTTGCCTAACCTGTAAGACATATCTATTCACCTGTGTTGGTAATACCAAAATAGAAGGCATTATATGCCCGAATAATAAGTGTAAAGCTAAAATGAACTTCAATATAACCCTTGCGCAAGAGCAGGTAATTACTGAACCAATACGTGCTAGTAAACTAACAATATAAGATTTTGGTATAATAATAGTAAGACTATTGATGACTTATTAGTACGCAATAGGTAGTCGAATAACATTAAAGTAAGGAAACGAATGAACAAGTTTTGGAAAATACAAAATGCTGTAGATTCTGATGGTTCTGAGTTGATTCTTGAAGGTGTGATAGCCTCTGAAAGTTGGTGGGGTGATGAAGTTACTCCTCAAGCATTCCGAGACGAACTGAAGAACATACAAGGAAATCTAACTGTTGTCATAAACAGTCCAGGTGGAGATGTATTTGCTGGCGTTCAAATCTATAACGCATTAAAGAGTCGTGGCAATGTCACTATAAGAGTTGACGGACTAGCTGCTTCTATCGCTTCTATTATTGCAATGGCTGGCGACAAGATCATAATGTCACCTGGTTCACTCATGATGGTTCACAAACCCTCTATGATGACCTGGGGAAACTCTAATGATATGTCTAAAGCTAAAGAGGTACTAGATACGATTGAGACAGAGCTACTAGATATTTATGTTTCACGTACTGGTTTATCACTTGAAAAAGTTGTTGAACTAGTCACAAACGAGACATGGTTTGGTGGTAAAGAGGCTGTTGAACTTGGATTTGCGGATGTTGCTAAAGAGGAGAAGAGTAGTATATCTGACACAATTAAAAATATGTTAGGTGGAAAGCTCGCATTTTCTAACAGTGCAACTAAAGAATCACTTGAAGCATTCACAAAGAAGGTCAATATGGAAACAGAAGACAAAATAATCGAAACACCTAAAGTAGTTGAAACGGTAGAAGTACCGGCTGAGACTGTGGAAGTTGTAGAGACAGTAGAAACACCTGAAGAGGTTGTTGAAGTAGAGACTCCTGTAGTCGAAGCTAAAGCAGATACTAAAATAACTAATATAATAAAGGAAACTAAAATGGAAAACGAAACTATTGTAGCCGTTGAAAACATAGTAGAAAAACCAGTGCAAGCTGTTACTGTTGACAACGTTGTTGCAGATTACCTAAAGACTGACAAATCAATTGAGGACTACGCTCGCCACCTTGAAAAACATGCTGGCGAAAGTGGAATAGATGTACAAAACTCATGGAGAGACCACCTTGTAACTATGGGTGTTACTAACCCTAGCGTATTGCTACCTACTCCTCTTATCGAGGAAATCCAGGACGCATTTACTGCTGGTGGTGAAATATACAACCTAGTAAACTGGACTGGCCTTGACGCTTATAATACAGCTTGGGACACAATTACAGGTGAAGACAGTAAAGCTAAGGGTTACAACCGTTCGCTTGCTGAGACAAAAGC